GTGGATCGTTACTTTAGACACGTCTATAATATCGTGGGTTGTAATCTCCTTCCCAGTTCATCGAATGAAGTGTAGCTGGAGAAGGATGGGTTGATTTAATTTGTATGTTTAAGTTTGTATTTCTTTCGTATATAGGAATAGTTTGTATATGATCTTCTACTATTGGTAATTCGTTTGCATCAATAGCATCTACTTCAGCTGCACTAAAGTTAGTTGTATAGTCAACTCTTCCTGTTCGTTTAATTGTTGTATCTATATTTCCTACTGCACCAAATGCAAATCTTAATCTGTGTACTACAAGAGATGCTCTAGTATCTGATCTACTTTTTCCACCGGTAGCTTGAGTTACATATATAGTTGGTAGTTCTATAAGATAATCAAATAGATAACCAAGCATAAATGTAGTCCCAGTCCAGTCTCCGTCAAGTTCTAAATTACTTCCGTTAGCAGTTGCTAAAGCATATCTACCAATATCAGCACCAGAATTATGATTGTAAACAGCTAATTGAGCTGTACTTGAAAAACCTGTAGGTCTGGCAAATGTAGTTTTTTTAGTACTAGCACTATAAGAACCTGATGATAGAGCTGACATTTGTGTATGTCTGTCTAAATGTATTGGATAATTTTCTGTTCCAATTATTTTTGTATCATCTTGTTTTTTAACATCTATAGATTCAAGAATATATTCAGTCCCGTTTTTAACTACAAGATAATAAACGTCATCTAAAATTACATGATGAACTAGATCGCCAGACAGTGACCACCTAAACCATGCAGATTGCACTCGTTTCTCACCATCACTATAGAATCTAAATCCCCAAACCTCGTTGTAATTTTTTGCTCCTAAAAGTAAGAGGCTATTTTCCCTAGAGGTAGTAGGTAGAGTTAAATCAATAGGCAGTTTTTTAGATACAAGTTTACTTTGTTCTAAAACAGTAGGTTCACCTTCTCGTTTTATATCTGCCATTTCAAAAATTCTGGAATTTTTTCCAGTGCTATTTATAAAGCCAGAAGTAACTCCCATTGAATATGGAACTGTTTTAGGGTTGAAGTTATAAGAAGATAGATAGTTAACTTTTGCTGTTGTTGGAGTCAATGCGTCACTATCCGTAGTGAACATAAATTGTTGATTAGAACTAAATAGTAATAAACCAGAGTTGACTTCTATACCATCAAAGATAGTTGTTGGGAAAGTAGAACTTGCTTGTAAATCAATAGGGTCAGCTGACGTTTCTGTCATTGCTGATGTACTAAAGAAATTAAAGAAATTATTAGTCTTAGATGTAATAACATTATTTTTACTTAAGACAACTAATCTATTTCTAAAGAACAACATCTTTTGCAACGGACTGCCTATAAAACTAGGTACAGGGTTGGTGTTATCATCACCCACATCTCGTTTTGCATAGTCAATTGATTGACATATAAATCTTCCGTTTGAATAAGTATTTCCAGGAAGTTCTCTAATGAGTCTTACTGGCATAGTATCTTTATCTATCTCAATTTCTAAATCAGGAGCTGCACATTCTTCCCATACACCTTCACCAAAATAGTTTGTAGATGTAGATGTTCCAGCATTAGTTTGATTAAATTTGACGTAAAAATCGTCATCATCATCACTACTATTTACAATTTTTACAACATAATTATGTCTGCAATTAGTAGGTAAATCTCCAATATTATTAGCCTGATTTGTAATGACGTTCATCAACTGAGGTTCAGGAGTACTGACAGCAAACGGTGTAGATCTGGTCATGTGTAAACAGTTACCAGTAATCGTTGCTGTAATACCAGTACCACTTATTGCATCTAATGATGATTTCATATCACCTAATATTCCAGAAGCTGTAACGGCTTCATCAGCACTAGATGATGTAGCTGGAGGACGGACTGCTGCAATGTTTGCAGAAGATCTCATCGTTGTATGATTTTTAATTTCTACAGTTCCAGTACCACCTTTTTCAGTTGTATAGGTATGGGTCTGTCCAGTGGTATAACCTTCTCCACCAAACTGAAGCTTGGCAAATTCTGTATATGAATCATTATATTGAGGTCCATTAGAACTATCTCCAATATTGTTAGGGTCAACTACAGGAATACATCTAACATCTATTTCATATCTTAAATTTTTTGTTCCAGAAGCAGTTGAAGTAATAACCTCTCTTCCCATAGCTTTACAAGATCCATCATTTGCTCCGCCAGATTCGGTATAGTCGCTTCTAGCTGCTATGGATGTAGCTCTTGTTTCAGTTATAGGAGTTCCTGGATTTGCTGGGTCGTATATATTTAGTGCGTATTGTTTACCATAAGATATAGTTTTTAATTCAACAATTACTTCATTTACAATAGCCGGTGACTTATCAGATGTACCTGATTTCATTGCTGTGACTTTTGTTCTATTAGTAAAAAAAGTATTTTCGTTAATAGTTAAAGCTTGTATATCTGTGGAGTCTGTCCAACCACTTAAATAGGTTGCAGCATTAGATCCTGTAACACCTGAATAATCGACAGGTATAACTGCACCATCACTTGTTCTCCAAATTTGAAAAACACCTGATGTACTTACATT